ACTATATACTAAATTTTACCATCAGGAATTTTGCCAAGACGGTAGAACCTAAGCAGTTTTCATTTCAGGCCAAAAAAAGGAAGAAAGAAGAAGAGAATATGAATAAATTAGTATCGGAATCAACTGGGGCGTCTTATTCTGTGGAGTTTGATGGTGGAAAGCAGGTTTTTGGTGATATAAAGGGTGCCATGGACTATGCCAAGAGTAAGATATATGTGGGTGACAGGTTGTATCAGCAAGCTGTAGCCAAGCTTAAAAATGGTAAAAGAGCTATTTTAACATATGGTACATCTAGAATAGATATTATGCCACAAGGTGGTGGGGTCATTCAGGAATCATCATTTACCAAGATGCGCGGATCTAGTAAAACCAGTGTGCAGGCTTTAGAGGGTGTTAAATTGGTAGTAAAACATCATAAGCCAGTGAACGAGGAAGTCAGGGGTTCTAGGTCTAGGAATATAAAGTCAATATTTATTGAAAATCAAGGACATAGAATTGAATTCCCATACAAAAACCTTACTGGTGCTAGGGCTATGGCTAGGCATATACAGAATGGTGGGGCTTTCGACGATGTTATTGGTGAACATATCTGCAAAGTTACTGGTGATTTAGTAAAACTAAATGAGTTTTATTCTTATTCTAAGATGAATAAGCTAATAAATGAAGATACTTCTGAGGTTATCGAAGTTATTAAAGAGAATATGAGCCAGTTTATCAGTGAATTAAAGAGTTTTTCAGGCTCCAAGACATATTTCATGGCTAGGGAAGCAGTTGAAAGTCAGGAACAGGTAATATCAGAAGGTGGTGATGTGTCTCAGTTAAGGGATATGTTCACAATTAAACAATTTAACGAAAAATTTGAGGAAATTATGCCTTTATTAGACGGAATGGTAACAATGAACAGAAATAAAATGATCCAGATTCAAGAAGCTGCCAGTAAACCTATTTTATGTATGTGTGCTCCTTTGGCTGAAGACACTATAGTTGAATATGCCTCAAAAAGTGCTAAACTTGGAAATAGATTGTTAACATTGAGTTCTACCATCGTTGAAAACAAGGATTTGGTTGAATTTATAGTTAAAGTTGGTAAAAAGTTGATTTCTGAGCAGAAATTGACCGACTTTGAGAACAAGGTTGTATCAGAAGTTGTAAGAAATGTTTATGTTAAAGGCAAAGGTGCTAAAAAGGTTGCCAAAAAAGACGTAATGGAATCATATGTTGAGCGTATAAATTTAAAGTTGTCTAAATTTGAATATCCAACTTTAATGGAAGCAGCACTCGGTGTTGTACCAACAAAAACAATACTTTCTAAAGGTTTTGCCCAGAAGATAGCAAGTAAAGCTAAGTATCAAGACAAGAATGGCATGTCACATAGCCAATTACATAGACTTATTACCTCTTCAGGGATGTTTGATGGTGGGAGTTTAACTAACGATGGATTAAGGTGTGTTAAAGGAATGGTGCATGGGTATATTACACATGATTTGGGACAAGGCTATAACTTAGCTGACCAGTCAGTGTCAAGCTTATCTAAGCAAGATTGGAACATGATTTATAATAATCTTAGAGTTGCATATGGATTTAAACCGGAAGAAATATTGGAAGCAGCACTAAGCCCTTCTTCTATGTCTAAAGAAGAATGGCAGGCTGAATATGATCGTCTTGAGGCAAGATACCATCAGTTAGAGGATGAAGGTCGTCATGATGCTGCTGAAAGGGTCGGTGATGCGCTATCTAGAATGGAATTGAACTGCCCACATGATGATTGTGATGTCATGGAAGCTATCCCACAAGACGATGAGCTATATACCGTATATGATACTAAGTCCGGTAGTGTAGAGAGGACTACAGCGGATAGGGAAGAGGCCATGTCGTGTAAGATGGAATGCGAGAATTTATACGGTAGACCCTTTTCTATATCTGGTCCTAGGTTTATGAATGAAGCAGATGGGGATAACGGTATAGGCGTAGAACAAGATGACTACATGGCAGACGTTAGACAAGAAGCTGATAGTATATTACCACTTATTAAAAAGGTTAAACAACAACTTTTAATGTTGGGTGAAAGCCAGATCAATGAATGGCGTTATAAGGGGTCATCCACTCCTATTGCTATCTCTGGTTATAGAGAGCAGATGGAAGCTAAGTATAAAGAAGCAGTATATTGGTATTATCAGGCACGTAGTGCTATGGGTAAGAGTACCCCAGATGGCAAAGAATCAGAAATATATAATAAGATACAGTTAGCTTTATCAAGGTTGTCTAATAACCCAGAAGCATTAGCTGATCTTAAGAAAAAACACAAGAGTCTTGTGATGAAGTATCTAAATAAGACCAGAGCACAAATGTTAAGATTAGAAAGAGGTTTGAGAAACCTAGAGAGGGATTAATGCCAAAGTTTTCACAGAAATCACTGGAACGTTTGAATACCTGTGACCCAAGATTGGTTGAGATATTTGAAGAAGTGATAAAGCATTATGATTGTACCATTATTTGTGGAGTACGATCTAAAGAAGAACAGGATGAAGCATTTAGAACTGGTAAGTCTAAATTAAGATGGCCTAACAGCCTCCATAATGTTTCTAGTCCTGATAAGAAAAGTAGGGCAGTTGATGTGGCACCATGCCCCATTGATTGGACTAACTATAAGGCTTTTTACCATTTTGCAGGATTCGTTAAAGGAATTGCTGCATCAAAAGGTATAGAGCTACGTTGGGGTGGCGATTGGGATTCAGATTTTGATTTCAAAGACCAAAACTTCAACGATTTACCACATTTTGAACTTGTGGGATAATTAATTTCAGCAACAGGTTGTTTTTATGCTGAGACATTGCTAACATTAGCGATGTATAAAGTCGTTCATTGGATGACAATACGAAAAAGGATACCGAACAAGGAAAACGAACAAGGAGATCATTAATATGTCTAAATTAGAAGAAATGCGTCAACGTCTTATGGAAATGGAAAACCGCAGAGCCGGTACACCATCCAAAGGAAAGTCATCCAACTCAGATAACTCTGTGTTTCCATTCTGGAACATGAAGGACAATGAAGAATCAAAGGTCAGGTTTTTACCAGATGGTGATTCATCAAATGTTTTCTTTTGGGTTGAGAAACAAGTCATCAATATACCATTTTCAGGTATAATTGGTGATTCAACTGCTTCTGAAGTAGTTGTTACTGTACCATGTATTGAGATGTACGGAACTGAATATCAGTGCCCAATCCATCAGGAAATCAGACCATGGTATAAGCAAGGCGACAAGAGCCTTGAAGAATTGGCTTCAGTATACTGGAAGAAAAGAACTTTTATTACTCAAGGATTTGTGAGAGATACTAAGTTGCCAGAAGCTGATAAGCCAGAAAATCCTATCAGAACATTTTTGTTTAAACCACAGGTCTATAACTTGATTAAAGCTATAATCATGGACCCAGATAACGCTCATTCTCCTACAGATTATGAACAGGGTTTTGACTTCTATTTGTCAAAAACTAAAAATGGTAAGTGGGCTGATTACTCGACTTCACGTTGGGCTAGATCTTCTACACCATTGTCTCAATTTGAAAGAGATGCAATTGACAAATATGGTTTAAATGATTTGACTAAATTTTTACCGAAAAAACCATCTGCTGAAGATTTGAAAGTTCAGTTAGAGATGTTTGAAGCATCTTTGGATGGTGGTAAGTACGACCCAGAAAAATGGGGACAGTACTATAAACCAAAAGGTTTTGAGATCCAAACCAAAGCCCAAGTACAATCTGCTTCTGTTACAGCTAGTAGACCAGTTTTAACTCAAGAAGAACGCGATGATATCCCGTTTGAAGTTGAAACACCGGTAGCAACCGCTGCACCAAAAGTAGAAGTAGCTGAACCAGTCGCTGAAAGTGCAACATCACAATCAGTTAAGGATATTTTAGCTAGGGTACAAGCTCGTAATAAAACGGCTTAATAAGTGAAACGGACGTAAACCCAATCTTAATGGTTGGGTTTACATTTTCATAGTGAGGTTAGGATGACTAGACCAATTGATATTTCAAAATTCAGAACCAGTATAACTAAAAATATTACTGGTATAAGCACGGGGTTTAATGACCCAACTACTTGGATCGACACAGGCAACTATACATTAAATAAACTTATTTCTGGTGACTTTAAGAAAGGTATACCAATGGGTAAGGTTACTATGTTTGCCGGTGAAACAGGTAGCGGAAAAAGTTTAATCGTTTCTGGATCAATAGTAAAACATGCTCAAGATAAAGGCATTTTTGTTGTACTGTTTGATAGTGAAAACGCATTGGATGAAGCATGGTTACAATCATTGGGTGTAAAAACAACACCTGAACACCTTTTAAGAATTGGTGTTAGTATGATTGATGACGTTGCAAAAATAATTTCAGATTTCATTAAAGACTATAAAGCACAATATGGTGATTTGCCTAAAGAACAAAGACCAGAAGTGTTGTTTGTTATAGATAGTCTTGGGATGTTATTGACACCAACCGATATTGACCAGTTTAACAAAGGTGAATTGAAGGGTGATATGGGTAGAAAACCAAAAGCATTATTAGCTTTGGTTAGAAATCTGGTAAACATGATCGCAGAGTTTAATATTGGTGTAGTCTCAACTAACCACTCGTATGCATCACAAAATATGTATGATCCAGATGACAAAATTAGTGGTGGGTCTGGACCAGTTTATGCGGCTTCAATAGTTGTTGCAATGAAGAAAAGAAAACTTAAAGAAGACGAAGATGGTAATAAAATCGCAGATGTTCGTGGTATAAAAGCTGTCTGTAAAGTAGAAAAGTCAAGATATGCAAAACCATTTGAGAGTGTTGATATAAGTATTCCTTATGATGTTGGTATCGATCCTTATTCTGGTTTATTTGACTTGTTTGAAAAAACTGGGTTGATCGTTAAGCAAGGAAACAGATATAAATATGTTTCTAAAAAGACTGGCATTGAATATATTGAGTTCAGAAAAAATTGGACTAATGAGATGTTTGATATGGTCATGGACGAATTTTCTGATGATGATTTCGTAGGAGTAGAAGCATCAGAAGATGAAATGGAGCAATTATGATAGAAAGAGAATCCGCATTATTGACAGATATTTTTGAAATAATGAAAACGTACATCCCTAAAGCGGAATTAACTATGGCGGCTGAAGACTTGGTTCGAGTATTTGATGACCATGGTATTTCTGACGGGATAATTGACGACCCATCATTAGATGGGAAGTTAAAGAAGGCAATAAAAGCTCATTTTGAAATGGACGAAGCTCCGTATGAAGATGAATATGATGGAGATTTTGACGATGACTGAAGTAGAGCAAAAAATTGAAGATCTTAAGTCTTTAATTAAGGCGAATAACAAAAGTGCTGTTCTATCCTTAATGGAAATGTATCAGAAAGAATGTTTAGGTGGTGGTGATATGGCATTAATCATAACACACCCTCCAGTAATAACTGAATTACATGAATTACTGGTAGAACACATGAAAGTTCATCCTAAAGCGATGATGTTAAAACGCCGCATAGAAAACAGGAAGAAAAGAGCATATTTGTTTATGCAAGCAATGATCAATGGAGTGAATTTGGTCAATGAGCAACCAGTACAATAAAGTAGTTAAAGATCTAAAAGCTCTTCCAGATGTAATTCTTTTTTTTGAAAAACAACTGGAAGAGGCTAAGTTTGATACTGCTATTCGTGGTAAGTCTCTGGAAAGACTTGAGGCTGAATTACCCGGAATAGTCGAGCATAGATTTATGCAATTGCAGGAAATAGAAGCAATTCTTGAATTTATGAACATCAAAACTAGGGAAGTTAGGTCTAGGGCGTTCAAGAAGTTTTTAGAAGCATATCAGAAAAGTTTATCCTCACGAGATGCGGAACGATACGCAGACGGGGACTCTGATTATGTTGATATGGCGATAATGACCAACGAAGTTGCTCTTTTAAGGAACAAATTCTTGGCATTACATAAAGGTCTTGAGCAAAAAGCATGGATGATGGGCCATATAACTAGGTTAAAGTGTGCTGGGTTAGATGACGCTAAGGTAGAATAATGAACAAGGATTGTGAAATTGAAATTCTAGACGAGGTTAACATTAGGTTAAATGGTCTAGATGTAGTAACAAGACGACACATTTCCAATAAACTTAAATACTTCGTACCACATGCTAAACATACCCCTGCCTATAAATTAGGTAGATGGGATGGTTACGAACGCTTTTGTAATATTGGTGGCGGGACTTACTTTAATTTGTTAGATAAAGTGGTTCCATTGTTACAAGACTCTGGCTACTATATTACCATCAACGATAAACGTAATTTTTATGAGTTTGATTTTGGCCAAATAGACAAAGATACGTTTTCTGATGTTCTTTGGCCTAAAGGGCATACGTGTGAAGGACAATCAATAGTATTAAGAGATCACCAAATAGAGATCGTTAATGCTTATCTTTCCAATTTGCAAGCATTACAAGAAATAGCAACCGGCGCAGGTAAAACGTTAATAACTGCGGCTTTATCAAAGAAAGCGGAAAAATATGGTAGAACAATTGTTATAGTACCGTCTAAGGATTTGGTAACCCAAACTGAAGCAGACTACATTAATCTTGGGCTTGATGTTGGTGTTTATTACGGAGAACGTAAAGAACCCAACCATAAACATGTCATTTGTACTTGGCAAAGTATAGAAGCATTAGACAAAAAGAGTAAAAAAACAAAAAGAGTAAAAAATATGACCCAACTTTTAAAGTTGAGGATTTAATGAAGGATGTGGTGGCTGTTATAGTTGACGAGTGCCATCAAACAAAAGCTACAGTTTTATCAAAGCATTTATCGACTACCTTTAAAGATGTCCCTATTAGATGGGGATTAACTGGTACAATACCGTTAGAAGATTATGAATTCATGCACTTATTGTGTTGCATTGGCCCAGTTGTTGGGTCAGTAAAGGCTAAAGCGTTGCAGGAAATTGGTGTACTTAGTAATCTTCACATAAACATTGTCCAAGTTAATGATTACCACACAGCATTTACTAATTACCAAGCTGAATTGAAGTATTTGGTAAGTGACCAGAAAAGAATTGAGTTTGTGTCTTCTATTATGAAAGAGATTGCTGGTACCGGTAACACTTTAATATTGGTAGATAGGGTAACGACTGGTGAAATGTTAGAGAAACTGATACCTAACTCAGTTTTTGTACACGGTGTAACAGATAGTAAAAGCAGGAAAAAGGAATACAAAGAATTAAGCTTTATGGATGATAAGACCATAATTGCTACGTTTGGTGTGTGTTCTACTGGTATAGATGTCCCAAGGGTATTCAATGTCATACTATTTGAGGCAGGTAAGAGTTTTATTAGGGTGATTCAATCAATTGGTAGAGGTTTAAGGGTTGCAAAAGATAAAGATTTTGTTAATATATATGACGTGACTTCTACGGCAAAATATGCTAAGAGACATTTGGCTAAAAGAAAGAAATTTTATGAAGCTAGTTCTTACCCATTTTCAGTAACTAAGGTGGATATGCCAACATGAAGACGGAACTGACTATTAATACCGGTATTAAACGTGGTCAACATGTATATTTTCATAATGTTTTACATAGAATAAACGATAAATTGGGTATAAAATCAGACTTTCATTATGATGCTCAAGGAGAATTGGTACTCAGTATTAGAAGCGGCCATGAATCAGTCATGCTAGAATTGATGCAAATGAAGTTGTCTGGTGAATTGGAAGATTTAATATTGGGACGGTAGTTATGTTTTGGCCTTTCAAAAAACGTAGGTATGTTAAAACGTTCAACACGAACGTTAGTGTGCATAGTCTTGCTGATTTGTTGGAAGCAGAAAAGTCTATCAAGATGTATTATAGGTGTATGTTCAATAACAAGGTTTCATTGTCGGTTGACCAGAATGGGGAAATATTATTGACAGTATATGGATGTACGGAAAATAGAGAAAGACATACGCAACAATTAATAGTGTCAGGTGACATTGATGTCATACTGTCAAGGGTTTTGAAACCAACTTTAAAGGTATAAGGATGTATATTTTAACAAATGAGAATAAATCATATGAATTGAATCACGTTCCAGAGAAGGATGTTGATTTGAGGTATGGTGTTTTTGATTTTTCAGACAAAACCAACATGGATTACTATTTTTTACCGTTGGTTTTCTTGGAATCGTTTTATGCACCTGCTATAGTATTAGAAATTGGACCAAATAAAGTGCAAATGCCTTTAGATTGGTCTATTGTAGTGTGTGATGAATCATTGAGTGGTATGGAGGTGTTGCCCCTTACTAGACTTAATGATAGAGGATTCCATGCTATGTTGTTCAACCCAATGAAGAATAGTGTTCCAGAGGTATATGAGATCGAAGTCACTAACATTTTTGCTGAAGTAAAATGGTACTTTCCAAAATTAAAGAATAATAACCTATTGGTGGTACCAGTAGAAGAAGGCGATATGCCAAAATGCCTATTATTCATTAAAGACGTGACTAAGATGGCAGATGCAATTGAGATAGCTGACCTATTTTAACATGTATAGGGTAGATATACCGAATTCTGACTATCATTGGTACAAAACAGTCAGAAACCATTTCATCAAGCAACGTTTAAAAAACATTAATGTTGGTTTTGACAAAGAAAAACAGACGGCATACATAGTGACAACTAATGAGTATCATCATATGTACATTATGTTTGCCCAAGAAGCAATGTTAACACAGGTATTTGATTATGACTTCAAAGAAACATTCGATTCAGGTTGATGCGGAAGACGAAATAGTGTCTGAACTAAGTAAAATCCTTCAAGAACAAATTGACAAAATATATATTGAAGAGTTAAAATCAATATATAGAACTATAGCAAAAGAACGTGATATTGAAAATTTTGCCGTACAGGTAAGAGATCGTGACGAAGAAGCTTGATTTGAAGGTTGTTTTGTCTTCCTTAGACAGTAATGACTACTTTCACTATGATAAATTACCAGAGGATGAACAAAAAGAGTTCTCCCCGTGGGTTATCATGCGATATTTAAGCAATTCTTGTGGTAGATATAAAGAAAATCAGCTAATAAGTGTTAATGAGATCGTTAATGTCGATTTCAATGTATTAAAAAACCATAAAAAACTACAGTGGATGCTTCTAGCTGACTGCGGATTAGGTTCTAAACAGTATCATCCATGGATAGCACCACCTAAAGGCCAACATAAAACCAAGAATCACGAATTGTTATCTAAAATGTTCCCTTTTAATAATGCGGAAGAACTTGATTTAATGGTTAGTAAGTATACTAAGGATGATTTACTAGAATTAATGTTGGAACATGGTATAGATGATAAGGAAATAGAGGCATATTTCTCATGAATGTTTGCCAATACTGTGATAAATCATTTAAAAGTGAGAGAACATTAGCTGCACACATGTGTGTTAAGAAAAAACGCATGTTAGACAAGGATTCTATAGGGTCTAGTCTTGGGTTTAGGGTATTTCAACGGTT